GCAAGTCAATGTCAGTCCGTCAGTCCGTCCGTCTCTTTTTAAGACCTTAGAGGGCGTATATGTACAAGTTGAGTATGAGAGCTTCGGGCGCATAGTCACAAGGGGCAGGGGCGAAAGGGCGCGGCAATATTTAGAGTATGACCCGCTATATAAAGAGCTTTGCCTGATTATCGCGGAAATATACATCAAGCCGCCCGAAGGTGAAGTACGCATTGCGGGCGCAATGACGCAAGTGTTTATTGTGCAAGAGGTTTACAGGGAATTGAAAAACGAGCATATAGAAAGGGTTGTCGAAAAGTACAGAGAGCAGGGACACCGAATACACAACAAAAAAGCATACCTTCAAACAGCCCTTTACAATGTCATGTTCGAGTTTGACGCAGGGACAACAAACGAGCTTCGGGCGGCGGGCTTAATTCAACCGTAAGGGGGCTTATGAAGTGGGAGCTTTCGGCGGCAACAAATGGCAATTCCTTTTTGATACCCCTTCGGGGCAGTTGGGCGAAAATGCGTTTGAAAACTTACGGCATGGGAATGTCTTTCGGTACAAGGTACGCAAAATCACTTGCGGCGACACGGTAGAAATTGAAATGTTCCCCATTTACAGGGATTACAAACAGGAAGCCAAAAGAGCCGCAAAAGTGAACCCGACAAAGGAAGCGCAAGAAAACGTAAACAAGCGAAACGCAATAAAAACCGCAGTACGGCAAGTCAACGCGAATTTTGTAAAAGACGACTATCACATTACTTTGACGTACAGGGGCGACGAGCCGTTACCCGACGAGAAACAGGCACAAAAGCATATGCAAAACTATATTCGCAGGGTTCGTCACTATCTCAATAAAAACGGCATTAAGGATAAACGCGGGCGGGCAGACTTGAAATATTTTTACGTTATTGAGTTTGCAGACGGCGACGGACGCAAGAAGCGCATACATCACCACATTATAATGAACGCCGCCGCCCCGCGTGAGGCATTAAAAGCACTTTGGGCGCATGGACGCGCAGGGGTTGACGAATTAGAACCCGAAAAGGGGAGCTTGAAAGGCTTAGTATTGTACATCTTGAAGCAAGACGCAAAGACCAAAATTACGAAACGTTGGCAAGCGTCCCGCAATTTGAAGCCCTACACGTCCATGTCGGAAAACAAACACAAGATAAGCAGACGGCAAGCCGAATTGTTAGCCACCGACGTGAAGGAAGCCGCGCCCGCCATATTCGGCAAGGCGTACCCCGACTTAGTATTAGACGGCGACCCCGAAGTAAAAACAAGCGAATTTGTGGCAGGGGCTTATATATACGCCACATTGTACAAGGCGAACGCAGAAAAGACAGGAAGGGGGCGCAATATTTGAAAATAGGGCTTATAGACGTTGACAACATGGGAAAGTCAAAAATTGCGTTTCCGAATTTGCCGTTAATGAAGTTGTCGGCATATCACAAGGATCAAGGCGACGTTGTAGAATGGTGGTTTGCCTTTAACAGTTACGACATTGTGTACAAGGCGAAAATATTTCCTTATTCGCCCGAAATAGAGTACGCAATACAAGCCGCTGTCGTGATAGAGGGCGGGACAGGGTACGGAGCGGAAAACAAGCTGCCGCCCGCCATAGAGTGCATCACGCCCGATTATAGCTTATACCCGCAATTTAAGGCGGCATACGGCTTTTTGACAAGAGGTTGCCCGCGTCAATGTCCTTTTTGCATAGTCAGCACAAAAGAGGGTTGCAAGTCCGAGCGTGTAGCCGACCTTTCGCAGTTTTGGAGCGGGCAAAGGCTTATAAAGCTACTTGACCCAAATTTGCTTGCTTGCGAAGAACACGACGCATTATTGCAACAGCTTGTAAATAGTGGCGCATGGGTTGACTTTACGCAGGGGTTAGACATTCGGTTGACAACGCCCGAAAATATAGAGCATTTGAAGCGGCTTAAAGTCAAGTTAATACATTTTTCATGGGACGACCCAAAGGAAGACTTGACAGGGCTTTTTGAGCGGTTCAAGCGGTTGTCGGGCATTGCGGATTATAGGAAGTTGGGCGTTTATGTGCTTACGAATTACAACAGCACACACGCCGAAGACTTATACCGCGTCGAAACCTTGCGCGACATGGGATATTCGCCGTATGTAATGATTTACGATAAGGCAAACGCGCCCCGCGAAACGCGCTTACTTCAAAGGTGGGTAAATAATCGGATTATATTCCGTACAATACACAGTTTTGCGGAATATGACCATAAAAGAGGCTGACACATGATAAAACCGAAGAAAGGGCGCGTTTATTGGTTCGTTACCGACTTTTGGGAACGGTTCTATACAATACCAATAAAACGCCACAAAAAGGGCTTGCAATGGCATTTGGGCGACGGATTGTACGAATATTACCAGTACGACCCGCAACGTCTATACTGCAAGAAAAAGCAAGCCGAAAAAGCGGCGGCGAAACTTAACGAAGGGGTGAAAATCTTTTGAGAATGAACATACCGACCGAAAGCGAAGAACAACAAGCCCTTTTTCAATGGGCGCACTTCCAAAAGGGAAAATACCCCGAATTGGAATTGCTATACCATACGCCCAACGGCGGGCAACGCAATAAAGCCGAAGCGGGACGATTCAAGGCAGAGGGCGTTAAAAGCGGCGTACCCGACGTATTCTTGCCAGTAGCGCGGGGCGGTTACTTCGGCTTATATATCGAAATGAAACGGCGCAAGGGCGGCAAGGTAAGCGACGCGCAAGTAGAGTTTTTCCCGAAACTTCGTAAGCAGGGTTATCAAGTAGAGGTTTGCAAGGGTTGGGAAGCCGCCGCCGAAATCATAAAAATATACATGGCTATGAAGCCGACAGAATGGAGCGTTGAAACGTGAAGGAAACCTTGAAGCCTTGCCCCTTTTGCGGCGCGAAGCCATTTATAAACGTAATAGAGCCGCACAAGCACATTTTCGCCCACTTATTAACGCCTATTGCGGAATATTCAGCGGGTGGGGCATTTGCAGAATGTACGAAGTGTACTTGCGCTATATCAGCAGACACGCGGCAAAAGGTTGTTGCCGCATGGAATAACCTAATTGAAGCGGAGGGGACAACATGAAAGTAATTTGCAAGATAAATTTGAAAGGCGGGGTTGCAAAGACAATCGGCGCAATAAACTTCGCTTACACATTAGCCGAAAAGCACGGCAAGCGGGTATTGCTTATAGACAACGACAAGCAGGGCAACACGTCAAAATTCTTCGGCGTACACGATTACGAGAAGCCGACCATTTCCGACGTTTTGATAGAGCGGGACGCGGGCGGCGTACTTGTAAGCGCGGTACAGCCGACAGCGTACAAGAATTTGCGCGTATTGCCAGCAAACATGAATTTGCTTGCCGCCGACCGTCAAATATTGATTGACGCAAGCCGCCCGCAACAAACACGGCTTAAAAAGGCATTTTCGAGCCTTGACAACTTCGCCGACTATTGCGTGATTGATTGTGCGCCCGACTTGAACATGAGCGTTATAAATGCGCTTGTTGCCGCGCATGACGTTATGATACCGATAAAAGTTGACAAGTTCGCTTTCGACGGAATAGACGCGCTTTTAGAGCAAATAGACGAATTGCGCGACTTTAACCCCGTTTTGCGGGTTGTGGGCGGGTATGTAACTATGTACAGCCGAAACAACGTAAATTTGCAAGGAGTGGAAGCATTGAGCGAAAAAGCGGGCTTGCCTATGTTTGAAACGGTTATACGAAGCACAATCAAAGTAAGCGAAACCACATACACAGGCTTGCCGCTTGCGGAATATTCGCCGAAATGCACGGCGGCGAAGGATTACGAAGCCTTAGTTGACGAATATTTACAGAAAGGCGGCGGGGCTTGTGATAAAGGTTAGATTTTACGATATAGGGCGGGACAGAAAGACATTTACGACAAGTTGCCCGACTGCAGTTTCTTTTGATTGGTTGCAAAAGCAAATGAAAATGTTTGCCGCCGATATATCGGGCGAATTAGGCTTTAAGACTGTACACGGTAAAGGCACTATATACGCGGGGGTTCAAGCCGTCGGCAAGTATGAAATTGTGACCGAAACTATCACAAATGAGGGGAGCGGGGAAAATGGCAAAGGGTAAATTTAACATGAAAGCCCTGCTAAACGACGTTTCGCGGGCAGAAACGACCGAAACGCCCGCCGCCGACCCTTCGGGCTTCGTTATTCACGACATACCATACGACAAAATAAAGCCGTCGGAGCGGAACAAGTACGGCATACGCGACATTGAGGAATTAGCGGCAACAATTGACGAAGTGGGGCTTTTACATAACCTTGTCGTCGCCGAAGCCGACGAAGCGGGCTTGCATGAGCTTATAAGCGGCGAACGCCGTTACAGGGCGTTGGGGTTTTTGAAATGGGCGACCGTCCCTTGCAAAATTGAGAAGCGGGAAGCCGCCGCCATTGACGAATTGAAGTTAATACTTGCAAATTCGACGGCGCGGGAATTATCCGACTTCGAGAAGGTAACACAGGCGGCGCGGCTTAAAGAGCTATTACAGCAAATGAAAGCCGACGGACACAAATTCAAAGGGCGTATGCGTGATATTGTTGCCGACCTTCTTAATGTATCGTCGGCGCAAATGCAACGCTATGAAGGTATAAGCAAGAATTTGTCGCCCGAATGGTTAGCGGAATTTGAAGCGGGTAACGTCGGCATAAGCGCGGCTTACGAAATATCGACGGCAACGCCCGAAGAACAAGCGGCGGCGCATGAGGAATACAAGGAAAGCGGGCAACCGCCCGCAAGCAAGCCGAAACTTACCGAATTGTCGCCGCCGAAACCGTCACCGACCCGCGAAGAATTAGAGGAACGGTGCATAAAAGAAGAAGTGACCGAAACTATCACAAATGACAGCGACGAAGACGACGACCCGAAGCGGGCATATGTCTTCTTAACCGACACCGACGGCGGGCAGTATGAAGCGTCGGGCAGTATTGCCGTAATTGCCGCAATAGACGGTGAAGACTTCGGCGGCTATATATCAGAGGGCGAAGCGGCGCAAGTTGACTTTATCATGCTTACAACCGCCCTTGTGGGCGAGTTCGTGCAACGCATAGGCGACGACGTAGACAGCATAAACGCATTGAAAAGCAACCTTGCGGCGTTATTTGACGGCAAGGGGGCAAAATAGAGTATAGGGGCGTGGGATTATGGCAAACAAGACAGCCAACAAAAAAGGCGTTGATATAAACGCAATAGCACAGGCGGCGGCGACCGAAGCCGCCCGCCTTGCATACGGCGCGGGAAGCATACAAAAGGCGAAGACAGCGGGCAACGTGTACAAGGAAACGGAAAAGCGGCTTTACGCCTACCCCGACTTGTTAGAGAAAATCGAGGGCGACAAGGAAAAGTTGACCGAGCTTATGGAACACGGCGCACCGAGCCGAAGCGCAAGCGTCGTTCGCTTTCAGCGTTCGGGGGTTCGCTTGTCGCCCGAAGAAATACTTGATGGCATTGTGCAAGACCTTAACGCGACCATAGCCGCCGACCAACACGAAGCCGACACAATAGCCGTCGCGCTTGACCGTATAAAGGGCGACCAATATTACGCCGTCATAGCGGGCAAGTTCATAGAGTACAGGGGCGACGAAGAAATAGCCGCCGCCATACCTTGCGACCCTTCGACGGTACGCCGCAACCGTGGGCGACTTATACGACGCATTGCCGTATGGCTTTACGGAGCGCAAGCCCTGTAATACCCCGCCCCGCCCCATAAAACGACCCCCAAAAGACCCCGCCCGCCCTTATGCCCGTCGCCCTATCAAAAAGGCACAAGGGCGGGTATTTTTGAGCTTGTGGCGTATTACATGCGCCGCCTTGCCATACAGCCGCAAACAGCCAAAAACAAGCCCCGCCCCTCTATAAATGACACGCCGCCGCTTGCACATTACCCGCGCCTATATTATGCACTTTTCAAGCGCACACGCCGTATGTTATACTTTTTACGGTGAAAAAATATGCTTTTGACCTCATTTCAAGCCTTTTCGGGGGCGAAATGGGGCTTTTTTTATGCGGGGGTGGTTCGAGCCGTGAAATTGTGGGCTGAAAAATTTTACAATTCCGAAGCGTGGCGAAGTACACGCGACAGCTTCTTATCAAGCAAGAATTGGTTATGTGAAAGGTGTACAACGGCGACTAATCCGACGGCGGCAAAGATAGCACATCACAGGCAATATTTAACGCCCGACAACATAGCCGACCCCGCAATATCCCTTGCGTGGGCGAACCTTGAAGCCTTATGCCAAGATTGCCACAACAAGGAACATCACGCCGCTGAAACCGAGCAAAGATACTACTTCGACGAGCGGGGGCGGGTAGTCCCGATATAAACAGCATACCCCCCATATCGGGGGCAAAAATGCCGCGACGGAACACCGAGCGCGCCCTGCCGAAAATACCGCGACCATTTCTACAGTGGGGGGTGGTATGCGGGGCGTTGCGAATTTTGCGCCGACCATGCCCGACATGTTGAAAGGAGGGGCGACCATGAAGCCGAAAACGACGGCGCGGGCAAAACCGAAGCCCGACGCTAAACCGCCGACCGAAAAAAAGCCCGCGACACCGAAGCCGCCCGCAAAACGAACGCCGCCCGCGCCGCTAACGAAAGAACAACGCATTGCGAAGGAAGCGCGGCGGCTTAAAGCCCGCCTTAAAGGGCTTGACAAAAACAAACTTGAAACCGCCGCGTCGCTTATCCGAGCCGCCGCACGGTTGACGGTTGCGCTTGACGACATTTGGCAAGACTACTTCGCCGACGACGGCGGGTACGTCGAAACATACGACAACGGCGGCGGGCAGACAGGCAAAAAACCGAGCGAAGCGCGAAAAGCCATAAACGAAATGACGAAACACCATGCGGCAATAATGCGGATATTGATTGACCTTGCCCCGCCCGCACCGCCGAAGCGCGACGACTTGGACGATATACTGGAAATGTAATGCGGAACTACATTCTTGATTATTACACCATGCTACAGAACGGCGAAGCCATAGCGGGGAAACTGGTACACGCCGTATATCGCGTTATCATGGACGACTTGAAAGCGGGTATATATTTTTACGACGCGAAAAAGGCGCACAAAGTAATTTTGTTCATTGAAACGACTTGCCGCCACAACAAAAGCCGCAACGACCTTTTGAAGTTAGAGCCGTGGCAAAAGGCGTTGCTTGCGGCGACGTTCGGGCTTGTAGACGATAGGGGCTTGCGTTGGTATCGTGAAGTATTTACCGTCATTGCAAGGAAGAACGGCAAAAGCCTGTTAGCGGGCGCGGTTGGTAATTATATGGCGTTTGCAGACGGCGAATACGGCGGCGACATATATATGCTTGCAACGAAACTTGACCAAACAAAAGAAGTTTGGCAAGCGTTCAAGCAGATAATCATTAACGAGCCGCGACTATTGAAGCGGGTTCGAGATGGGAAACTAAGGGACAGCGCAAAGGAAGTTTATATACCAAAAACCAATACAACCATATTTCCGCTTGTTTTCAGTCCCGACAAGTCCGACGGCTTCAACCAGACCTTGACCATTAACGACGAGGTTCACGCATGGGAGGGCGACAGGGGTTTAACACTTTACAATACCATGCAATCGGGGTTGGGCGCACGAAAGCAACCGTTGACATTCAACATTACAACAGCAGGGAGCGCGAACGAAGGATTGTTTGACGACCTTATGAAGCGTTCGACCGCATTTCTAAACAGGGACAGCCGCGAAAAGCGGCTTTTACCTTTTATATACACGGTAGACGACGACCGAAAGTGGGACGAAATGGGGGAGCTTTACAAGAGCAACCCGAATTTGGGCGTAAGCGTTCAAGAAGAATTTTACGAACAACAAATTGCCATTGCAAAAGAGAACCACAGCAAGCGGCGCGAATTTCTTATGAAGTATTGCAACATCAAGCAGAAAGCAGAATCGGCGTGGCTTGACAATCGCTTGCTTGAAAATGCCGTTAGCACATTGACGCTTGACGACTTTCGCGGCACTTACGGCGTTGGCGGCATTGACTTATCGCAGACAACCGACCTTACAGCCGCAAGCGTGATTATTGAGCGCGAGGGGGTAACATACGGCTTTTGTCAATTCTTCATGCCGTCGGAGCGGTACGAAAAAGCCATTGAAGACGACAATTTGCCTTATGACATTTACTTACAGCAGGGCATTTTGACTTTGAGCGGCGATAACCATGTTGACTACAAAGACGTTTATAACTGGTATGTACAGCTACAGACGGAATACAAAATATACTTGCTTAAAATCGGGTACGACCGTTACAGCGCACAATATTTAATTGCCGACTTAAAGGGGTTCGGCTTCCATATGGACGACGTTTTTCAAGGCGACAATTTGACCCCGATAATTCGGGAATTTGAAGGGACAATCAAAGACGGCAATTTCATCATATGCGGCGACAATCACTTGTTGAAAGCGCACTTTTTCAACGTGGCATTGAAGCACAACAACGAAAAGCGCACGTTTAGACCAGTAAAAATTGAACGCCGCAAGCGCATTGACGGCTTTGTATCAATAGTTGACGCGCTAACGGTTCGTCATAAGTATTTGGGCGAAGTGGGCGAAATGCTAAAAAATAAAGGTAGGTGAGAACATGGGAGTTTTGCAAAAGTTGGGGGGCTTCATGCGTTCGCGCAAGCCCCGCCCCGCTTCGCAGTTAGGTGTAAAAGAGTTCTTCGAGCTTTTGGAAGGGTATTCGCCCGCGTTTAGCAATGAGCCCGAAGCCTTGTACGAAATGGAGCTAATAAGGGCGGCTATTACTTCGTTTGCGAGATTTTGCAGTAAGCTACAACCCGAAATACGCGGGCGGGGTTTGGCGCACATGGAAAGGCATTGGCAAATGTCTATAAATCCGTTTATGACGACTTCGCAATTTATAGCGCGGGTTGCAACAATCCTTGAAGTTGAAAACACAGCTTTTATTATTCCGCTTGAAGACGGCGAAGGGCGGTTGTTGGGCTTTTTCCCCTTAATGCCGCACAATTGCGAATTTGTGCAATACGAGGGCGTTGCATACCTTCGCTATTCGTTTTCAAATGGGAAGCGGGCGGCAATCGAATTTGACCGCGTGGGCGTTATGAACCAACACCAGTATGAAAATGACTTTTTCGGCGAAAGCAACGCCGCATTAAAGCCGACAATGCGGTTAATCCATACCAACAATCAAGGCATTATCGCGGGCGTTAAAAATTCGGCGCAAATACGCTTTATTGCCAAAATTGCAAATATGCTTGACCCCGAAGACATAAAGCGGGAGCGCGACCGCTTTTCAGAAGAAAACTTGTCGGAGGAAAACAAAAGCGGCTTTATGATATACGACAACAAGTTTTCGGACGTTATACAAGTAAAATCAGACCAGTACACCATAAACGCCGCGCAAATGAAGCTAATAGCGCAGAGCGTGTTTTCATACTTCGGGACAAACGAAGCCATTTTGCAAAATTCGTACAACGAAGAAGGGTTTAACGCTTATTTTCAAGGCAAAATTGAACCCTTCGCAATTCAATTATCGCTTGTACTTAGCCGCATGACGTTTTCCGAACGGCAAATTGCACACGGCAACCATTTTATTTTATCAATGAGCCGTTTGGAGTTCGCAAGCGTAGCGACGCGCACAACCTTGTCAACGCAGTTTTTCGACCGTGGCTTGCTTAACCGCAACACCATTCGCCGTATTTTGGGCTTGCCCGAAGTGGACGACGAAGACGGCGACACCTACTTCATACGAAGCGAATATACACGGCTTGAAGACTTGGGGAAAGCCTTACAAGTGGAAGCGGCGAAAGAAGGTATAAACATAGACGACCCGCAACCGCCCGCCGACGCAGGGACAGGCGGGGCGCATGAAGAAGTAAGGTTGCTAAAAGACATCTTGCGCCGACTGTTAGCGAAAGGGGAAATATAAATGCCAAAAATGGACGACCGCGAATATCGCGCAATGACAACGCCGCTATTTATCGGAGCGGCGACGAAGCGTTTTCAAAGTGACTACTATGTAGAGGGCTTCGCAACCACATTCGACGCGCCTTACGCCATGTATGAGTGGGACGGCGTGAAGTATTACGAAGCCATAGACAGGGGCGCACTTGTCGGCGCGGATATGAGCGACGTAATAATGCAGTACGACCATTCGGGGACGGTATACGCCCGCAATAAAATGTCAAACGGAAAGCCGCCTTGCCTGTTAATCGAACCACAGGAACGCGGCTTATTTGTTGCCGCCGACTTGGGCGTAATTGCCGAAGCAAAGAGCCTTTACGCTTCGATTGAAGCGGGGCTTGTTTATAAAATGTCGTGGGCGTTTCGGGTTGCCGAAGACAAGTACAACAACGAAACCCGAACCCGCACCATTACCAAAATTAAGAAGGTTTACGATGTAAGCGCGGTAAGTTACCCCGCGAACGGCGATACCGATATTGCGGCGCGTTCCTACTTCGACGGAGTGATTGAGGTAGAGAAGCGGGAGGCGTTAGCGCGGCAAATGCAGTTGCTACTACTCAAAACAAAAATATGATGGAGGTTTTACCATGAAAACATTGCAAGAAATTGAAGCCCGCCTTGCCGCAATCAATAGCGAGGTTGAAACAAGGGGCGCGGAGCTTACCGCCGAACAAATAGCGGCGTTAAATACCGAAGTTGACACGCTAAAAGCGGAGCGGGCAAAACTTATTGCCGCCGCCGAAAGCCGCGCAACCTTGCTTGCGTCCATTGCCGAAGGTAGAGCGGCGGGCGCGACCGTAACGCCCGCATTGCCGACCCCGATTACAGGCGGCGGCGAAGTCCGACACACCTTAGACGCAGACCCGACCGACAGTATGGAATACCGCAAGGCGTTTATGAATTACGTTATGCGCGGGGTGAAAATACCCGCCGAGCTTCGCGCCGACGCGATAACCAATACGTCGCAAGTGGGTTCTGTTATTCCCGCCCCTGTACTCAATAAAATTATTGAGAAAATAGAAGCGGCGGGAATGATTTTACCGCTTACCACAAGAACGGCTTACGTCGGCGGGCTTAATATTCCGACTTCGAGCGTAAAGCCTGTTGCAACGTGGGTTGCAGAGGGCGCGGGAAGCGACAAGCAAAACAAGCCGACAGGCGTTATGTCCTTCGGTTATCACAAATTACGTTGCGCCGTGGCGGTTACGCTTGAAGTTGACACAATGGCGTTGTCGGCGTTTGAAATGACACTAATTAACAATGTCGTTGAAGCTATGACAAAAGCCCTTGAACAAGCAATAATTAGCGGCGACGGCATAGGCAAGCCGAAGGGCATTTTGACCGAAACGCCGTTGGCAGGGCAAGCATTAACAACCCTTGCGCCGTCATATGAAGACTTATGCGCCGTCGAAGCCGCCTTGCCGATTGAATACGAAAACGGCGCGGTTTGGTGTATGACAAAGAAAACCTTTATGGCGTTTATTGCTATGACAGACGCGACAGGGCAACCAATAGCCCGCGTTGATTACGGCATAAGCGGCAAGCCCGCCCGAACCCTTTTAGGGCGCACGGTTGTATTGTGCAATTACCTTCAATCGTTCATGCCGACACTTACGGCGGGTACGCCCTTTGCGTTCCTTTTCGACTTCAAAGACTATATCGTAAACACAAATTACGCAATGGGAATAAAGCGGTACGAAGACGACGACACCGACGACAGGGTAACAAGAGCGGTTATGCTTGTAGACGGAAAAACGGTTGCCGCAAATTCGCTTGTGACCCTTTCAATGGGTACAGCTTAGACAGGGGGCGGGCGGCAATGGGATTATTTGAAGAAGTCAAACTTGCCTTGCGCCGAAGCAATAAGGCGTTAGACGGCGAAACAAGGCGACTTATTGCCGCCGCAAAAGCCGACCTTCGATTAGCGGGCATTGTTTTTCAAGACCCGCCCGAAAATGTGACCGAAACTATCACAAATGGGGAC